TGGAACTGACCACGTACCTCAACTATGCTCTGTAGCAATCCTGTCATACCCTGGCCTACCAGGTAAGCCTGGATATACATTGCTCCTTTCTGGGCAAAGTCAAGAATACTCTGTTCCATATCATCGGCCTCCATCTGGATATTGGTGGAAACCTGCCTGATGTGTCGATCCATCGCCTCAGCAGAGACGTTGAAATCATCTATATCTAAAGTGGCCGCAAAGCCTAAAGCACCATTAATATTCTCCATTATAACATATTTTCTATGTAGTTCCTTATCTGATCCTCTGATTCGAGATTGATGTTTATATCATCGTTTTCTGTTTTCTTTGGATCATCCTTTGTCCTGGCGGCATCGGCTATGAATAGCGTAAGGTTAAGCCAGGATATACCCCAGAGCAAGTAATCATAAGTCCAGCCAAAGGACTTGCAGATCTCTCCACGATTACCCCACGGACTGTTAAGCCCGATTATTTCTCTACCAGATTTGCCCTGGGTGTCGGCTTCGTTGCTCCGATCTCCCTGATTGATCTGATAGAGTGCGTAAAACCCCCAGGGTTCATCATCTGACTGATCACGTCTGCCAGACGTTTCAGGCGATTCACGCTCAGATTGTCGATAAAGAACTTTTTAAGCTGCCTCACCTCATGGCTGTCTGGATCTGAGACGGTTGGATTGTTGAGGACTGCAACGGCAGCGATCTCAGCCACCAGGTCAATGTACTTGAAGAGCTTTTTACCCTCCTGCTGTGGGAGTTCCTGTAGCCTTTCCTCATCGTACTCAATCTGGATATACAGGCTCCTGATCCTGTCAATGGTTCCCAGGTACAAAGGAGTGACACGGAAATGTCTCACATACATCTTTCTGAGTTCCTTTTTGTCTGGATCTGGCATATCCTCCAGGGTTACATCCCAGTCCTTTGGGATCCGTTTGTCTCTCCAGACTATCAGGTGATTGGGGAAATGCTTATTCCACCAGGCGATCCTCTTAGGAGGATTCACTGGGTTAATTCTCAGCGGAACTTTGAACTTCACACCCATGTCAATGAGTGTCTGAATAGCCTTTTCCTCTATCTCCAGACGTTCCTCTCTGGTAAGCTCAGGCTGTTCTATCTTGGATTGCTCCTGTACCTTTTCTTCCATTGCTTTCTGTTCTTTATCCAAAGAAGCCCCCTAAACCAATAGGGAATAGGAGGCTTCCACTTCATTTTTTTATTAATCAATTCCTCATCGTATGAGCATAGCAGACGCTAATCGTTCTGACCAGGCTGTGCATAGCTGATGGCAGAGGTTGTAGTGGCAGTGATCTCCAGCAGAGTGATACCCTTTGCAGAGTAGGTGGTGTTGATCTTTGCCGATACGTTGGCAGTCGGGATGGTTAGCTTCAAGCCAGCCACAGGAACTACCTCAAACTTCATCTGGATCTGCTCAGCAGTCTCAGATTCCGTGTAGGTTTTTGCTGTGCCGTTGGCCTGGCCTCCCAGGAATGCTGCCAGCTCTTCCACGGTGGGATCCATGATCGAGAAAACCAGATCATGCCCCTCCTTAGTGGTCATTACGATACGCTTAGTACTGGTCTCTGACTTGTGCTCAGTGACAGTGGGATCCTTCGTTACAAAGGTTGCACTGTCCTGGTACACATCCGAAACGGCTGTGAGAGTGCCAGGAGTTCCATTGGTGATCTTAGCAAATTTGATGCTCTTCACACCCATTGTTGCATTAATGTTAGGCATATTAATCTCCAATTAAATTGTTAATAACTATTTCTCTCTTACTGTGATCTCCAAAGCCAGTGAAACAAAGTGCTCGTTCTTTCCTGGTTCCTTGATAGGAGGATCTAATGCCCCTATAGTCCAGTTCCACCCCTCTCCACTTTCGTAGTGGGATTTAAGCACGTCAATCACGGCTTTTCGGATCGCTATAAGCCTGGGAAAGTTTTTCGCATAGACAGGCTGGTTTCCAGATTTCTTTACCAGATCAGGCACGTGGATGTTTACGTTCACCTGTCCGAAACGCACGGATCCCTCACCAGTGATACGGTGCGGAACAATGATCACATCCTCTTTGGCATAGTCGTTTCTCTCATAGTCGATCTGACCTGAGATCATTTCAGCCACATTGCTCTCCTGGAGCATATTGTGAGCCACTACAGCTATTTCCTCAGCAGTAATCATTACAGGTTTCCAAATAATTCATTCGCCTTTTTCTTTGCCAGATCCTGGAGCCTCTTCACGGTCTCAGGAAAATCTTTCATTGCTTTCAGCTGTGCTGGCAGGATCACGTTGTACCCTTTGGCCTCCACGTAGGCGGCATAGTTCATACCCGCTACAATGATGAGTGAGAAAGAGTTTGGCAGGGTTGCAGCCATCTGTTGTGCTGTCTTTAACCCCTCAGCGGCTCCCTCTCCAGGCTGGATTTCCCCACCATAGTTTAGGATCTTACCCTGTTTCACCACCGCATAGCCGATAGAGTTTGTGAGGTTGCCAGTCTGATCCTGGTAGTTATGCTGATCCTTAGCGTACTTTGCAAGCTCTTCGCCCATGTACTGGAGCATAAACACCGTAGCTTTCTCCAGGCGATCCTGAAAGGCATTCACCTGAGCTGCCACGTAACCAGTTCCAAACTTTGGCTTTATCCCCATATCTCAACGTATCTCCTTTGGTTGTCAATACCCTGGATGGTGAACTGATCAGTAGTGCCATCCTCCAGCGTAATCTCCACCTCTGTACCGATTGTGAGATCATCACACCTGTACGGTTTCATCACAAACAGGTTGTAGGTATAGGAATGGGTTTGGCCATCCGTTCCCACGTACTGTTTCGCTGGGGCATACTTATCAATCTGGCACTGGCATCCGTCCATCCATTCACCATCACCGCCCCCTACCAGAAAACCAGTCTGGGGATCTTTGACAGGATCCTGTTGGTTCCTATACCTGAATGTGCCATTCCACCTACCCATAGCCTACCACAGATGAGATCCACCCTCAACGGCTGGCACTTCCACGAAATCCTCAACGTCCAGGTCGTTTTCCTCAGCAAGTGCCTTGATACGCTTTTCAAGCTCTTCCGTCTTATAGCCCTGGGAGCTTTTACCCATGCTGTCAGAGGAAAGCACTATCAAACGTCTCAGCACAGTGATTGCGGCCTTTGCCACGGCCTTTTTGTCAGCAGTGGTGTATTCCTCATCAAAGCCAGTAACACCAGCGTCAATGAGGCTCTTTTTCAGAGCGGCTGGGCTTGGAGTGTATGGATCCAGCTCACCGATCAGGGCATCGAGTTTCGTATAAGTGTCTGCCATTGTGGAATTGGTTTACTCAGTTACTGAAAGTTTCTCAGCCAGGGATGCTTTCTGATCCTCTGTGATCTCACCGATTTTCTTAGTGAGGCCATTCACACCAGCGTTAGGTGCTACAGGCACACCAATAGCGATCAGTGCATTCTTGATCTCCTTAGGATCGTACTCTTTGCCATCGAAAGCCACTTTTCCAGGAGTGGTAGCACCGCCCTGCTTTCCACCGTCACCAGCATCAGCACCAGCGTCATTTACCACATCATCCTCGTTTGCAGCCTTTGCCTCGATCAGCTCAGCAAGTCCACGGCTTACCAGACTGTTTACACGCTTCACATCCTCTGTTTCCAGAGTGTCACCTTTAGAGTGGACGGTTTTGTGATCCGTCACACTCCGAAAGGCTTCAAGAGCTATAAGTACGAATACTATTTTCTTCATAGCCTCACACGTTTTTAACCCTCAGGGAGAGCATCAGCGGACGGAGCCGTGCCATTATCATACTCATACTTAGTCCAGTACATACGCTCGTTACCATCAACAGCAGGAACTGTCTTTTCGGTAATGCCACGTACCTGGAGGCAGATGATAGCGTCAATCTCAGTGATCAGAGGCAGCAGACGTGCCGATCCCTGAGTGTACTCAGCAGCAACCTGGTTGGTGGATTCACCTGTGCGCCACTTAGCGATACGAATACCGTTACCAGCGTTCATGTAGTCCACATTCTCCTCTTCCATCAGCTCGCTATCCTCAATAGCAGGCTGGATCTCACCGATCTTACCAGCGGGCTTGATAGCAATGAAGTTGTGGTTCCAGGGTTCCAGGCTCTTGCGCACACCGTCACGATCAATGGCAAACTTACGTGTGATCACCTTGATCTCAGGGATGTCATTCTCTGTCAGCAGAGCTTTCATCTCAGTCTCAGTAACCACCTTAGCCTGTTTGTCAGTGCCATGTGCCATCAGACGTGTGGTAGCGTCCATCTTCAACCAGAAGTACAGATCCTGGCTCATCAGGATCTCACCAGGAACAATGCCACGGTTGCGCAGATCAGCGCAGATCATAGCAAGCATCAGGATAGGCTGTACCTTACCAGCAGCAGTGTTGGCAGTAGTCCAGTTGAAAGCGGACATGAGCTTGTTCTGCTCACCCATCAGGTAGTCCACCTCATACCTACGGCCTCCAGGGTTGTTTACGTCAGGAGTGAACTGGCACACACCCCAGTTAGACATAACTGTGAGGGTGATGAAGTCCATAACATCCTTACAGCCCAGGTAGGCATCCTGAACGTCATGCTTCAAGGTCTTTTCGATCTGCCTAACCTTATCGGCTTCTTTCAGGCGGGGATTCTCATAGATCTCCAGGAGCTTACGGTAATCCCTTGCAGGCATCGGGAACTTGTGACCCACACGTGGGATCTCCTTAGTCCAGATGTCGAAACCGTCAGATCGCCTCAATGGTGTGGGAGATTCGTCACCCAGCAGGGTAGCCATGAAGCGGATCCTGTACTTACCAACAATAGCCTCAGCAGTAAGGCTCATCTGAGGTGTATTCCAGTCAAACCACTCATCGCAGTACATCTTCTGGAACAAAGCCACCTCACGCTCAGAGGCTTTATCGAAAGTTTTCCTCCATGTAGCCAGGAGGTCAAGGGGAGCACCATTTTTGTGCAAGCCCTTGAAAGTTTGGAAAATTGATACCATTTCTTAATCGTATTAAAGGGTTAGTACGACTGTGAGAGCTTCACGTGAGGATTTCCAGCCAGAGCCATACCTGAGGCATCTTTCTGGCTTGCGGGGATCTTAGGCACACGTCTCTCCAGGAGAGCGTATTGCATAGTATCAGCGCACACGTCAATAGGGGTCTCAAACTCTTCTACCTCAACATCCTTGATGGTTACGGCACGGCCTGTAAACCTCTCAGCGGCATTGTTAGAAGCATCCTTAACCACCTCTTCCAGAGTATCACCCACAGCAAGGCCACTGATGGCGGCACTGAGGGTTACAACATACGTGCTCTTCGTTTTCGTGATGGCAGCGATAGAGACAGCGTTAGCATAAGTGCCAGAGATAGCACCAGCCTTAGCCACCTTTTCACCAACACAGAAAATGGGCTTGAAGAACTCGGCTACTTTCAGAGATACCTTTTTGGCATCGTCTGAATCAATCTCCACTACCTCAGCAGTTTTCAGGATCTGCACCAGCCTGGTTTGCTCATTGAAAGTGGCTACAGAACCAATGGGGATAATGTCACCCACATTGAAGCTCTGGTTTGTCACGTCCAGATTGAAACCTCCAGGAACGATACTGGGTGATCCAGTAAACACTGGGCGGGAGCCAGTGAATGAATCGGTCTTACGTTTCATCTTCTTTGTTATTTAACTGTTATTGACTCCAGCAAGCTATCAGCGGCCTCATCGACCTGCTTTTCACTTGCCACCTTTTTACCCTCTGGTTCCTCAGTTTCCAGTCCGTTGGTGATCAGCCCCTGCTTAAAGTTCTTGATGGTTTCCTCTGCATCGTCACCCTCGGCTATTGACTTAGCCAGCGTATCACGCAGATACTTGGGGATTTTGTGATCTTCCATCAGCTTCTGGATGTTAGCTGTACGCTCACCAGCAGCCTTTTCGCCTTTCAGGGTTTTCAATTCCGCTGCCTGATCTTCCATCTGCTTCTGCATCTTTTTCAAGAGCTTCATGTACGGATCCTTTTTGCCCTTTTTCTTGGCATCAGGATCATCGTCTGGATCATCATCATCATCGGAATCATCGTCTGGATCATCATCATCAGGATCCTTGCGCTTTGGATTCTTTTTCTTGAAAGCATCTACCCACCTGGAGGATTCGCCCTGGCTTTCCTTAGCCACATCAGCCACCAGGTTTGCAGTCGTTTCAATCGCTGCCTCATCAGTAGAATCATCCTCAATGCTGCCACCGAGCTTTTCGGTTATCGCTTTAAGGTACTTCTCTGAAAGTCCAGTGTCTTTGCACAGACTTTTAACCTTTTCAAAGAGTGTTTTGTTCATAAATCAAGTTGCATTTTAATTAAAATTCGGTGCAAATATAGCAATAATTTTTGTGATGTGTTTGATAAACACAGATAAAATTTACCACGTAAATAAGTTAAAAAAGCATAAAAACACGTTCACCAGGTGAATTTTTCGCTTAAATACTTTGTTATTTCGGAAATAGTCCGTATATTTGCACTGTGTTTCACAAACACACTTAATAAATGCAACATTACACATAAAGTTTCAGATTATGCAAAAACAAGAATTTACACAGAGAACTGGTATCGAGCTTACGGATGCGGAGTACAAAGAGGTAGAACTTATGTACCTGGAGGCAGGAAACATGGATAAGGATGAGTTCTGTAAGGACTACAAAAAGCACCATGAGAGCACTCTGTTAGCCACCTATTTCAGACAGGCAGAGAACCTGAAAAGCAAGCTGGATGATATGAGAGACGAAAGATCAAAGCTGGTGGATTTCCTCCTGGATAGAGCACAGTGCTTTGGTGACGTTGAGCTGTTACACAAAGCTATCCAGTTGGTAGGGCATGATAAGGTGATCAAGCGTAAGCTCAGGATGGATCTGCCTCTCTGGGATGAGGATAAGAAATACATTATTGATAATATTAAATAAGGAGGATCGAGTATGGAAAAGGTAGGTTATTCTAAGGAGCAAATGGAGTACATTGAGGCAATGGAAGAGAGCATCAGACAGGCTAATGAGCTGAAAAAGTCAGATGGCTGGGTGGTAGCTGGTTTCGCTGGCGATACATACTACTGTTACGTTGGTGAGCGTAAGGGCTTCAATGGCAGCAGCCCATTCTTTCCTATGAGCGTTTCAGCTGTGGTATTCAGCACTGAGAAACAGGCACAGGATCACTGTTACACTGGTTGGCGCAATGGCAACGGCAAAGGTGATCTCCTGGATCTTCACCCAGTGAAAGCCTCTGAGTACTTTGATAAGGTTATCGAGAGTAGCGAAAAATCCCTCAGCTGGGCAAAAGAAATGTGGAGCAAAAACGTAGGGAGGATGTGATATGGGTATTCTAAAGAACGCTATAGAGACGGTATTTGCCGACATGGGCAAAGACGTTAAGTTCCTAAATACAGGATCCAGGGTGATAGAAACAAGTGCTCAGGCAAAGTACCACGACACCCTAAGAGCCGAAAGAGACTATACCAGAGGGGTACATAAAGCAAGAAACAATAATAACCAGGAGGGGTGAAAGCCCCTCCACAAATGCAACACTGATATGGCAAAGGACATTATTACGGTAAGAGTGCTCCAGCAGGACACTCAGGATGAGATTAAGATCGGTGCTGGTTTTCCCATCTGGGAGGATCAGCTTGATCAGGTGGAAAAGAACACCAGGAAACAGTATGATCAGCGGCTGGAATGGTGTGGAGGTTTCCAGGCAGGATGTGAGAAATACTATAAGCGTATTGCCCTGGTAGATGCTGACACGCTCCAGAGCATCAGGGAGATTTACCCAGGAAAGGAGGCATAGCATGGCTAAAAAGATAGACTTACGGGCAGAGATCCAGAATTTCAGGCATGAGCTTG